TTCAAGTTGAATATACCGTTCTAGTAATGTTTGTACCGGTTTATTTTTTTCTGGTCTATCAATGGTAGGGTCAGATTGTAGACCTACAATTAAATAGTCGCATTGTGTTCTTGCCTCTTTCAACATCATTACATGTCCGGCATGAAACAAATCAAAACAAGAACATGTGAAGCCTATTTTTAAACCGTTGTAATCAATCATACCGTCTCCTTAATAAATTTTTCAAGTCCTTTTGCCTTTTTCTTGGTTTTTTCAAGTTTAGCTTTTTTATTTTTTTCATACGTGGAAATAAATTCACCAATATTATCATATAAATGAAATTGTCTTGAAGTTCCATCTTCAAAGTCGTTTTGCTCATGTTCATCCAAAACACCAATCATTTCGGTTGACTTATATTTAACGTATAATTGTTTTTTCTCTTTATCTATTCTACGTAAAAATGCATAGAATACAACTTGTGAGAAGTAAGCAAATGGGTTCTTAGATTTTTTTGGATCAAAATTTTCAAAATACATTAGACAATTTTCAATACCGTCCGATACCATTTCTTCCCTATGCGGGTAATTAATAAAATTAGGTTTGTGCGAAAAATTCTCGGCAATCTTCATCCAACATTCGCCGATATAATTCGGGATCTTTGGTTTTGGTTTACCGAGTCTTTTTGCCTCGTCCGATGCTGTTTTATAATCAATTAATGCTTGAGTAAAATCAGCATTATTAACATATTCTTTAGTTTTTTTCATTCAAGTTTACCGTAAAAAGTATTGACAAAGTGCTTGACAAGTGCTACACTGGCTATGTACCCTGTTAAAGATTATTAATTTAATGAATTACCAATCCTTTAGTTGATTTTATTTCTTCCATTACTTCCATCATTTTTATCATTTCCTCTTCAGTTAAATCGTCCATGTCTTTAACTACTAGAGTTTTATTCATCTTCTTAAGAGTCTCATCATAATATTCAACCAGTTCTTCATTTGGTTGCATTACACAAAGAACTTCAGTAATAGGTACAACAGATCTATTTTCTTTAATAAGAGCTACGGGAAGCCAATTTGAAATTACTAAATGTTGATTTCCCCCATATGTTTCTGTTTCCATTAACATTGGTTCTAAAAGATTAATTAAAACTTTATCTTCATTAATTAGAAGATTACAAAGAATGTCTTCCCCACTTTTTAATCTGACTATCTTAACGTTTGTATTATCCATTTTTAAGTCCTATATTGTATATTTTAAAAGGAAACTTTTCTTCATTATATATATCAACCCGTTCCATAAAATGTCTTAGTGTATGATTTGTGTGTTTTTTATGTCTCAAATCATCAGAAATATCATATAATGTTGCGGTTGCTTTTCCTTCCGCTAAACGTAAACCTCTCCCAATTGATTGTAAATTTCGAATCCTTGATTTTGAAGGAGATGCAAATATAATGTTATGTAAATTCCTAATGTTAATTCCTGTACTAAAAGTACCAAAAGAAGCAACAATAATTGCATCATGTTCTTTCTCCACAATTTTACGAATCTCTTCACGTTCACTTGTTTCTGTTTCACCTGAAACAAAGAAGATTTTCCTATTACCAATCTTCTCTGTATTCTTAATCATATTATACAGTATTTTGCCGTGTTTGTCAACCATTTGATAAAGAATCAGAGTATTTGTTTTCATACTCACGGCAAGGTTTTTTATAAATTTATTACGTTGTTCATTCAATATAAGATATTCTAATTCTTCTTGATATGTTGCATCTTTCATTTCTTCACATATTTCTTTTGAATGTTTTAACACAAGACATTTAACTTCAAAATTAGAAAGAATGCCTTTATCAATAAGTTCTTTAGTCGATATAACTTTTTTTGCAGTACCAAAAAGGCCTTCAAGAACAAGTTTGTGAGTCTTTGTCCCATCTAAAGTTCCGGTTAATCCTATCCTATATTTTGTATTTACACAAGATGAAAGTATACGAGTAAGTTCTTTTGCTTTAAAAAGGTGGGCTTCATCACCAATTACATAATCAAATTGATGAAAAAAATTATCCGGCATATTTTGCATTGACTGCCAAGTGGATATCGTAATTGGTTTCACATAAGTTTTTTCTTGACCGGAATAAATTTTTTGAGTATTTGATTCTGTATCAAAACTATTTTCGGTAGAATAATCTATAAAATCCGAATAAAGTTGTTCAACGAGAGAAGTAGTTGGAACTAAAATAAGTCCTTTCAAATTTTGAAAATCTATAAACTGACGTACAAAGAGATAAATGATTAAAGACTTACCTGATGCTGTAGGAGATAATAAAAGTGCTCTACGCCTCTGCATAACGTTGATAAACGCATCTAATTGATGGTCGTGCGTAAGAATATCTTTATTTTGAGATTGTAATTTTAAAGAATCTACAAACTTTTCGGCATGGTATCTGCTGAATTCATCTTCTACATCTACAGATGGTTCAGTATATTCTATTGAATATTCTCTGTCTTTGCTAAACTCTTTAACATAATCGAGTAAGCCAAGATACAGAGAATTATTCCTTAAATCAAAAAGACGGATCTTTCCGTCCCATATTTTATTTCTAAAGGCAGGAGTAAACTTGTGACCTGGTACAAAGAACGTAAAATATTCAGATAGTTCTTTTGCAATATGTTGCTCACATTTAACTTGAAGGTATGCTTCATTTTTTTTGTAAATTACTAAGTCACTCATTGTCCTCCAATAAATTTCTCCCACGATATAATGTCTCTAAGTTGAAATGTCCTAGACTTCAATTCATTCATAATATACTCAACCACAGAAACCACTTCATCGTGGTATACTTTTTTCTCGTTAAGTCTAATAATATCTTCATCCGCATCCATGTAAGTGCTTACATCAGATTTTAATGTAAACTGGAACGGTTCCCACCCATACTGGTCTAATGTGTCTTTGTCCATTTTACCAGTATAGTATTCCCACTTAACCTTTTTCATGCGCTGAAGGTCAAAGAAAGCCTTTTTAGCGGCAATCTTATGTGTCGTTAGTATATTTAAGTATTTACTGTGTAGCTGTGGAACTCTTGTGAGTTCATTGCTCGGTTCTGTTTTATCAATAGCAGAATCATTTTCCCACAGTTTCAAAATATTATCAAGTTTTTCCATATCAAAATCCAATTATAAAATTTTAGTATAACATAAAACAGTTAAGATGTCAATATGGTATAATATTCATATTTAAAATTTGCCGATGCAACAATAATATCATCTGCCGATTCTTTAGTGTCAAACTTGATATCTGATATATCTGTCGGGAATAAATTTACAAATTGAATTTTTAAATTATTATTATTTAAACCGGTGAGTATTGTAAGAGTCGCATCGGAATAATTATTTTTATAATTTATATTTCTATTTTGAAATGCTGATGGATCTGCAATCCCAAGTAACCAATTTTGAATTGCTTTAATAGTTTGTAAATCTTCATCTACAGTAAATGTAACAGATAAAGGATTATAGGTCAAAACATCACCAGCTTTTGGTATCGTTAAAAACGGGGTACTTTGTTTTGCAGGGCCGGACAAAGTAATGCCAGGCAGATTAACTGACTGACAAAAATATTGTACCGAATCAATTTTTTTAAAATTCAACAAGAACTTTGTAGGTTGTAATAGATTGGTATTCTGTGGGTTTCTGTTTAGTGCGGTCATATCGTTATTTATAAGCCAAAAAAAGGGGTCTTGCGACCCCCTTTAAAGTACCACTCTTAACGGTGGTTTCTTGATTACATCAAGTTTTTAACACCGAAAATACGGTAGTATACGTTTGTACCTGCTTGAATTACACCACCACCAGTTGATGGCTGTGCTGTAATACCTTGTGCAAACGGGTTTGCTACCATACCGTAACGAGTTTTGAATCCAATTTTTGGTTGGAATGTAAACTGGTCAACTGCACGAACCATTTGTAAAGGAACATACGGGCAGTAGAAAATACCTGCATCATATGGTGATGTACCTTTATAGCCGATTGTTGCCAATTCGACGTTTTGTGTATAACCACCAAAGTATGGGTCAATGTAAACTTTAATGCGTCCGTGTAACAATCCAGCAAATGTATTGCCTGTATCGTCAACTTGTAGATCTGATTGCAGAGCAGGAGTATAAGATAATACACCAGCCATTGCCATAGCAGAAGCAACATCGGAGGATACGATCATCACGTTACCTTTACCTCTACGAGTTTGTTTTGCAATAACGTTAGCATCACGTTCGACTTGGAAAATCAAACCTTTGAAACGCTCAACTGACCAACGACCGTTAGAGTCTGTATCTAAGTCAAAATAACCAGGAGTAACTGTACCGTATTGTGCACCTTTTACAGCAGACAAATAAATTGTACGAATAACTTCACGGTTAATTTCAGCTAAAATTTCTGTAGACAGAATATTTGACAATTCTGTTTCTGCATCAAGACCGTGAATTGCTTTTAAGTCTTGTGCGAGTTCTAAAGAGTACTCAGCTTTCAATGCTCTAGATTGTGCTGTAACAGTAACTTTCTCGATTGAGAATGCCATTTGCTGGAATGCATTACCTACATCTGAACCTAATGCTTCAGCAATAGCTGTTTGCATACCGATACCAGTTGTGAAATTATTAGAACCGGCAACGTTAGCGCCAGACCAATAGTTCGTAGAAGTAT